CATCTAAACGTCCCCGGACAAAATCTTCTTCTGGCCGCAGAAAAGACATCTACAAAAAATCAAAATACTATCAGGAAAAAAAACAGAAACTGCTGATTGCAGCAGGTATTGGTGCCTTTGTTCTGGTTTTCATACTTATTCTGGCGAGTATCCGCGGATGCAGTAACTATATGAGTTCCAGACAGGCAGCAGCCAAAAATACTGTTTCCATGAACCCTTCTAAAGACAGCAGCAAAAAAATGTCCGCAGATTCTCAAAACACGGATTCTTCCAATGCTACGGTATCTTCTCCTGTTTCTCTGACACTCAATGTTGTCGGTGACTGCACGCTTGGCACAGATGAAACTTTTGATTACAATACCAGCTTAAATGCTTATTATGAAAATTACGGTGCAGATTATTTCCTGCAGAATGTAAAAGATATTTTTTCCGCAGATGATCTGACTATTGCGAATTTTGAGGGAACACTCACCGATTCTGATGAACGGGAGGATAAAACATTTGCATTTAAAGCACCCGCATCCTATGCCTCTATTCTAACAAACGGATCTGTAGAAGCCGTAAATACCGCTAACAATCACAGCCATGATTACGGTAATCAGAGTTTCGATGATACTCTGGCAGCACTGGATGATGCAGGAATCGTTCATTTCGGATATGATGAAACTGCTGTTATGGATGTAAAGGGAATCAAAGTGGGATTAGTCGGTATCTATGAACTGTACGACCATCTTGAGCGCGAGCAGCAGTTAAAAGACAATATTGCAAAAGTAAAGGCAGACGGGGCACAGCTGATCGTAGCGATCTTCCACTGGGGTAATGAAACGGAAACCGTTCCGGACAGCAACCAGACAACACTTGGACGCATCGCGATCGATGAAGGCGCTGATCTTGTATGCGGACATCATCCGCATGTACTTCAGGGCATTGAAACTTATAAAGGCAGGAATATTGTATACAGCCTCGGAAACTTCTGCTTCGGCGGCAACAGTTCTCCAAGTGATATGGATACCATGATCTACCAGCAGACCTTTACTATTGATGCCGATGGGGTAAAAAAAGACAACGTGACCAATATCATTCCCTGCTCCATTTCTTCTGCTGCCTATGATGGATATAATAATTATCAGCCAACTCCGGCAGAAGGTGATGAGGCAACAAGAATCCTTGGAAAAATCAATGAGCGGAGTTCCTGGATTTCTACTGCAGAAGGCAGTACTTTTACTGCAAAATATAACAGTAATAATGACTCCCAGAGCAGTTCTGCAGATACAGCTGCTTCAGATAGCGATATCGTCGATATGAACAGTTCAGCTTCAGATGACACAGACGCAGAGACATACGACGAATCCTATGATACCGATAATTCGGACGCCGAATAAATGGTGCCTTCATTCATCCAAAATCACATCAATACTTCAAAAGAGCTGAAAAATCCAGTTAAGGACTTCTCAGCTCTTTTTTATATTTTTACTATGCTTTTATCAGGCAGATAAAAGCATCCTCTTCGCTACTTGCTCATAACCAGATAATTGATTGATATAATTATTTGGGTGACATTATATGATAATCATAGCATCCCGCATGTTAATGGCAGGTAACCAGAATCTAACATTTGTTAAATATATATAAGGAAGCATTTAATCTTCCTTATATTCTATAACATCCTCTATCTTGCAATGAAGAGCTTTGCAGATCCTGTCGATCTGTTTTAAGTTGACTGGCTCGTTTTTTCCCATACTGGCAATGGTTCCGAAGCTTAAACCAGTCATATTTTTTAAATCCCCCTTATTCATGCCCTTATTGATAAGGGTATGCCAGAGGGGAGTATATGAAATCATCTATTTTCCTCCCAGTTTAAAATTTTCAAAGCCCGGATACGGTTCGAACGTCTCTGCGTACTGAGTTTCGTCTTCTTCCGTCCACTCAGGTTCATCATCTTCCTCGTCCTCATAGACGCAACCTGGGGCATCCTCATAGATTCCGTCTTCATATTCAGTTACCCACTCGCCATCCACGAAACAATCGCATCCGGTTGCATGGATGAATCCAACTCCGTCCTCGAAGCGATCGAGAGGCATGTTTTTAAGTTGCATTCTTCTTGTAGCTTTACCAGCTACAGATTCCGTTTTATTCATAGTGTTTCCTCCTCTGATTTGTCTGTTTTTATCTGTCTTTATTATATAGTCTTGTTTAATGTATGTCAAGCTTTTGCTTCATTATATTGAATTTTTTCTCTATAATTTTAGAAATTTTCTCTAGTAAACTATTGACATGTACGGTACATATGGTAATATACAAACATAAACAGCAGAACAAACATTCGCATAGACGGTGCGAGGTTTGAAAGATAATAGGAGGAAAATGATATGTCAGAACTTTTAAAGAAACAGAAATTTGGAGTCGAGGTAGAATTTACAGGAATAACAAGAACCATGGCCGCTGAGGCTGTTGCAGAAATCCTCGGAAGTCATGCTACCGGACCTGATCGCACTTGCTATCGTACTTATACGATTCGAGATAGCAAAAGAAGAATTTGGAAAGTAATGAGAGATTCAAGTATTTGTCCAGTTAGAAAAGCGGGACGTGAATTGATGGATGAATATAGAGTTGAATTTGTAACACCGCCACTTAATTATGAAGATATTGAAACGCTTCAGTCAATAATCCGTAAATTTAAAGAACTCGGCGGAGTACCTCACAGCAGTTGCGGAATACATATTCATGTTGACGGCGCCAATCATACCGCCACTTCTCTCAGAAGACTGGTAAATTTCTTTTTCAGCAGACAGGAGATTATCTACGATGCTCTTGCAGTAGGAAGTAGAAAAGACAGATGGTGCAAGCCGGTATGTAAGGATTTACTGGATACAATGAAAAAAGAAAAGGATCTTGATGCAAGAAAAGTTGAAGAAATCTGGTACAGCAGTGCGAACGATCAGTATCATGGTGGTATTGATCATAGTCATTATAATTCAACAAGATACCACGCCCTGAATCTTCACAGCTTCTTCCAGAAAGGCACAGTCGAATTCAGACTTTTTAACAGCACTCTTCATGCTGGAAAAATTAAAGCATACATCCAGTTTGTCCTTGCTCTTTCAGCATGGTCTATCGAATCCTCAGACAAAATAGTATTCCGATCAATGAATGGATACACTGCAGAGAAAAAAGTCACACTGATGTATAATATTTTAACAAATCGCCTTGGTCTTTACGGAGATGAATTCAAGACCTGCAGGTTACACATGATGAAACAGCTCAGAAAAAATGTAGAAGCTTCCCATGCAGCTTAATACATTGCAGTATAAAGAGAGGGGTTTCGCCCTCTCTTTAGTTGTAGATTGTTGCAGCAATCTACTTTGTGTCGCTAGATTTCTGGGTTCCCTGGCGTGTATGGGTTATAGATGTTTCCTTGTTTGGTACCCTTATAATCAATTCGTCCAGCTCACAATTTAATGCTTCACAAATTAAATCAAGGTGTTCAAGGCTGACCCTTTCTGTGAGCTCGTGGTACAACTCATTGATGGTATTGGGTCTGATTCCAGTTGCCCTCGCCAGATCTGCTTGAGTAAGTCTTAACTCTCCCAGCTTTTTCGACAGTAAAATTTTAATCATGCCATTGCTCCTCCGTTATAAATTACCACTTTATGGTAATACATGACGGAATTTGTTAGATTATATCGTTTTCTGCTATATCCTATCGAATTTACGCCAGAAATTTAACTGTGTGAAGCTCGTTTATCCTATCACACCAGATGTAGAAAAAATAGCGGTAATATATGGAAGGAATTATTATTGACTATACCACGCATTGTGTGGTATTATTTCATTATGAAGGAGGTAACAATTATGAACATTACAGAAATGAGAAATTACATAGGAGTCTCCAGAGCGGAGTTCTCAAGGAGGTACAACATACCGATTAGAACGCTTGAATCGTGGGAATCCGAAGTTCGAACTCCACCGGAATATGTTCTGCAATTATTGGAAGAATCTGTTAGAAGAACAGACATTGTAGAAGTAACATTCATGTATGACACGCTTCTGCAAGAAGGTAAAATCCATCCATTGTTTAAAGATTTAGATGACCAATACGGAGCCGATCAAGCAGCGTATAAAACTGTGTTGAATATAGTTGATAGATTCCGGGAAAGATATCCCAACTGTGAATGGGAGGACGAAGATGTCGATTACATCGATGCAATAGAAGGCTTTGCTACAAATCTCTTAATGGCAACATTGGGAAAAGGAGAGGCGAATGAGTAGAGGAAACGGTACTGGCTATATCCCAGATAAGAGTAATTTAAAGTCGAGCACTCGTACACTAGCATTAATTTAATTGCGTTTCTTCTTGACATACCACCAAATTGGTGGTATTATGTAATCATCAAAGGAACGGAGGAAAGCAAGATGAAGAAATATAACTTATCAAACATTATGAAAAGAGCATGGGAACTGGTCAAGAAATCTGCAATGACAATTTCCTCCGGTCTTAAGAAAGCATGGGAGGAAGCGAAAACAATGGAACAAAAATTAGTTGAACTCGTCGGAAGTCCAAAACAGATTGCATGGGCTGAAGATATAAGAAAAAACATGATTTCATATTTATCTGCTCTCGTTAGAAAATACGAAGCCGAAGACAGACCTGCTCGCGCAGAAAAAAGAGCTAAAGATATGGAGATTCTTAGCAACATCAAAGAAGCTTCATGGTTTATCGAAAATCGCAGTTATGCCGTATATTCTACAAATTATGATTCAAACGATTTGAGCGAATTAATGGCGAACCGAAATGAAATGAATTTATATGAGCGTATACATAAATATGTCAAAGAACATTGATAGAAGGGGGGCGAAATGTATGTATAAATATAATCAATCTGAATTTGAATCCATGATGGATGAATTAATGCATGATTTCAAGAAAGGCTGCGGAAAATCTGAAGCCGAACTTGATGTAGCTTACAAAATCTTAAATCCCTCTCCTGTCGGTGGGTTTGTCGACAGCCTCGTTAAAATGGATAAAGATTATAGCACGAATCTATGGGAGATCAAGCGAAAACAGATCAAAAGTTTTATACCTGAATGCGACGGATACCAGTTAGACGACATCGTGGCCTATTGCCGTGCGAAATTCTTTAAAGAAGAAGTCGATCGTATCATATATGATAATTCTATCGCTGAAGAATGCGATGTTTGTGTATATGCGGACGGTACTATATTAAGTCCGGAATGGCCATATTTATGTGCAAAAGTATATGTGAGTATTAAATGGATTGACGAAAACAAAACCACTTACACCCGTATTTTCCCATCCGCGGTAGGATTCATGTCTTACAAAACAAAAGGATCTATGGAAGATGATCTGAAGCAAAAAGAAAATATGTCCACCATGGAAATGCGTGAACACTTAAAAATATCCCGAGCAGAATTCTCAAGGAGGTACAACATACCGATTAGAACGCTCGAAAACTGGGAATCCGGAAAAAGCAAATGTCCGGATTATGTGAGACAGCTGTTAGAGCGAGCTGTCTTAGAAGATTCAAAATAAAACTGCTGAAAACTTACAAGTCAAGGAGGAAAAAATGGAATATTTAGTCAACGAGAAACGCAACAACCAGCTCTTTCCGGGAAACTGTATTTACATCCCGGAAAACTACCCGGAGAACTGGCGAGAACGCCTGGAAGCTGGCGAAGTTGTCAGCTACGAGGAAGACGGCGAGCAGTGTGAAATTTGGCTCGAAATGGAACAAGAGGAGGTAAGAAAATGATTAAAAGAGTGAAGCTTGAAACCATTTACAAAATGGCTAAAGAAGATAACGAGAAAATAAAAGATCGTAAGCTTTTCCCGGACGGATGGGATGAAAAAGTCTACGATTATTATAACAAATTGTCGAAAGAATCTTCCGACGTTGAAATGTTCATGGAATTTCTGGGCGGTGAAGATTCGCCGCTAGAAATGGCGTACGCATACAGGAGAAACATGTATATCATGCTGTACACAATGAATACAACAGATACGATAGCATTTGTGGATGGCGAATATGATATATTCTACATCGTATCAAAAGACGGCGACGATTATAACAGCTGGGAATGGTGTTTCACAAACAATATTGACCCGATCAAATACAGGGGTGACGACGGAGACGAACCGGTCCCGGAATGGCTCATAAAAAAATACGAAGAAAAGATAGGGGAGGAATAATATTATAAAATATAATTAGCGGTTTATTCAAAAGGAACTCCGTCTTTATAGAGTTCCTTTTGATGTGATATATTTTAATGTGATTTTAGAAGGCACCGTCTGTTAAATCAACTTCTTGAAGTATCCAGCTGGGACGAACTCCCTTACGAATCCTTCGTCATTTGGATACGGAATCCGGATGAAGTACCATCTTTTTCCCTTTACGGTTTCGGTGTATTTCATCACATCTACAACCGCATTCTTTTTAATCACTGGGAACATTTTAGCTTGAGTTTTGCCAGCTGCACTATAGCACTTGCAATCCTTTGTGAATCTGGCTACATAGGCTACTGTGTTCTGTTTCTTCTCTGTGTCAGAAGCAGAGAAAATATTCCCTCTATACCTGAGCACACAATTCCAAGGATAATTCCGATAGCTCCGGATCAAAAACTCCTTGCCAGTCTGATCTCCCGGTTTACCTCCATGAGCGGTACCTTTCTCGTTAATTGAGGCTTCTACCTCTTTGCCATTTCCGCAATACATGGCTACATGATGCGCTTCATTCAGCAGCACGTCTCCTCTGAGTAGACCAGATCCGGTTGCTACGTTAACTTTGCTCGTTACGTCTACAAATCCATTTTTCAGAAATACATTCTTCATGTCTCCTGTGTATGTAGCACCGCCAGACTTAACCGGAACTCCGGCGTTCTGCCATGCCTGGATCACAGCTGAGGAGCAGTCGTAATCTCCTTTTTCTCCCCAACGATAATCCTGATCGTAGCCATGAGAAACATCTTTCGCCCATGTCTCCATCTGTCTTATTGCTTTTTCAGTTTTTGTCATTGTTACATCTTCCTTTCTTTCCGCAGTCATAGCATATTTCCAAATCATGCTGATTACCGCTTTCTGCCTGTCTGTGTAATCCCCTACCTGGTTCGGTGTCGGGTCTGCAGGATCCTGACACAGTGTTGTATAAATCTTGTCTGCGGTGTATGGTTCCGAAGTTTTGTACAAGATTCTTCTCAAGGCACTGTCTCCGCCCTGGTGAAGGACATTGATACATTCCATCATTGCGGTATCCGGCATGGATCCGTATGTTTTTTCGATGCTCTTCGCATATGTCTGTATCTGATCTTCCATATATTCGTCCTGGCATTTCTTCCCCAGATTAGTGCTAATAATGCTGATAATGCACTGACCTTTCGCAGATTCTGCTGTTACGGCGTATGTATCCCAGCTCTTCATCAGCAGGTCTTTTTCCATACCTGCATTATCCATGTCTTTGAATAGCTTCGGGTTTGCTCTCTGAATCCGGTATAACAGTTCTTTTGCTTCTCCTGCGTACCACTGGCCCGCACCGATCGTAATAGCTTTTTCATTGCTACAGTTCGCTCCGACCCCGGCAAAGCAGGAATAATCCTGCTTACCATATACCTGATCTCCGGATTCCACTGCGTACAGTATTTTTCTCAACACAGTTATATTTTGCTTATCCATAAGTCCACCTCGCAAAAAAGGAGCCTTAAAACAGGCTCCTAACTACTCATTTTTATTCGGGAGTTTAATTTGCCCAAGTGACTGAATGACCTTGTCGTATCCAACCATTGCAGACAGCCAGGACAAAAGTACTAACGCAATAAGATATACTGCCATTTTGCTATTAATCTGCGCCTCCATCAAAATAATGTACCCAACTCCAACAAGCAGAGATAAAGCTACAGCCACCCCTCCTGCAAGGAAATTTGCCTTGTAGGTTTTTTTTGACTCTTCAAGCAACTTCTTAATACCTTCAGTCACTAAGCCGGTAAAGATTGATACAATCATAAGTAACAGTAAAAAATATTCTAACGTCATAAATTATCCTCCTCATCTATGTTCCCGGCATTCATGTCGGATTCATTTTGTTCTCGTCCTTCTTTTTCATCCTGTTTCTGCCATTTCCGATCCTGCTGTTTGTCTTTGTTTGTCCGAATCCAGCCGCATATGCCACACTCTCCAATGGTTGCTGCCACAACTGCACAGGCATATGTTTCCGGCATGCTATCGCACTGCCTGTACAGCAAGATCATCTGCCAGTTGAACCATATAAAAAAAGCGCCGACAAACATCAGCACTAGGTTCAATGTTCCGACTTTCTTTATCGCCGAAACTATCTTTTTTAATCTTTTTTTCATTTTACCTGCCGCCTCCAGTGTTTACAGAAAAGAATGTTCATCACTACATTTATCATAAATCTTCCTGATATTCGAAATCGAATGAACTGCTTTTCCATTTGGAAAGTGAGGATGATCGCTACAATAATTTTCATAAGTATCAATATCTTCAATAATCTGGTCAAAATGCTCCTCTGTATGTTTTACATCATGCT